CAGGAATAGCATTAACCTGCGTAGTAAGATTGGCAATGTTTGTTGTGTTCGCCGAAATCTGACTCTGCTGGTCAGCAAGGTCTTCGTTGATTTGAGCAACTTGCGCTGGAGTTACATCGCCAAGCCCCGGCACATTGATCGTTCCGTTAGTAAGAACTTCATCAATAAATTGCTGAAATACACTTTGCCAGTTACCAGTTGGACAAAAGTCATCTGGAACATTTGGAAATGTAAGTGCTGGAGACGAAGATTGATTGTCCATTAGATTAATTTACGATATTGTATTCCCAATATTTTTCTTGGCAACACAAAAATGGTTCACACTCTTGATTTTCTTCTGGGCAATCACCAACTGGAGAGTCATCGTTGTTCTTGATGTTCGCCATCAATCTTACTCGGTCAACTGTAGCTGCTCCAGTGAGGTTGACTTTGATCTGAAATTCTGATCCTTCCACCGATGGGATGCCTGCCAAGTCATTGCACTCACTTGGGTCTGGTGTGTTAAACTTGTAGCGTTTGTAGCGATTGCCGCCTCGTTGTGGGAAGCATTCAGTTACTACTGGTGAGCATGGATTACATCCGAATGTCGTAGGAACTTTTAGTTCTGACCAGCAAGGATTAGAGTCTGCGCGGAAATCGACGTAACTATCTACTTCCCCTTTAATCTCACTCATCCACATTTCTCCACCAGTGATTTTTTTACGCAGGAACTTGTTTGTAGCCCCACTTCGGTTGAAGTCATACCTGCCAGTCGTGAAGAAGGATTCAATCTGCCTTGTTCCATTAGGCCCGTAATCGTCGCCTTGTGCAGTAGTGAATTCGTAGAGTCGGTTCTTATTATCTACATCAAACGAGAATCCAAACCCGCGCTTCTCGCCTTGGATTAGTGCGGTCAGTAGTTGAGTTGGCCTAATGCCCGTCCAGATGCCGTTCCAGCGAAAAGAAAGTTGTGCGTCCGGTGCGGGTGAAGATGATTGGTCAAGATCGAGAACTACCATTCCACGATGATAGCGGTTCAATCCTTCTACACCTTCTGATCGGTAGGTTTGTGGTGCTACTGTGCTGATGATGTAATTGTCGAAAAACATTGTAGAAGCGAATTGCTTCATCCACGGAGTATCATTCTGCACCCACTTATTAACTTCTCTCGACAGTTTGCGAAGTGAGAAGTATCTTGCAAATTCAGATTGGCTATTTGAGTAAAATGCCCAACCATCGTGTGATCTAAACCAAAGCTCCGAGTTGGCGAGTCCAAGGTATGGCGATGTGCATCCGCGCCCAAGGAGTGAGATGCGCTGGATGTTTGATGTATTCCATTGGCTTCTTGGTATAGAGACATCCATTGAGAATGCTCCGTTACCAGTTAGAATAACAAGCTCACCTTGGCCGCGAAGGTTAGTTCCAATCTGCGGCATGACTTTCATCCCTGTGATATTCCCCATCATGGCTGGAGTAGAGAACGCGCCACCTTCTGCCCAGTATCCAATCTCGGTGAAGTTCTCTGTATTCTTGGTATCGGTGAACCCGCCACCATAGATGATGTCAGATGCGTAGATTTGATTGAACCTATCAGAAACAAAAACTCGCCCGAAAGCATACTCCATGATCGTCCCAATTGGCATCTTTGCCAAGTATGGATTCAAACGATAGGCTGGAAGCTTAACTGTCCCTGTTCCTGTTCCTCTTTGAGTGTCTGTAATAACTGCTGTGAACTTAACTCCAACAGTATTTGATGGCGCACCTATCAGGGTAAAGTCTGTATTTGTAATTCCATCTCCAAGAGAAACAATTTCCGAGTAATCTCCGTTTTGGATTTCACTTGCTGTCAGCGTTCCTAATACCCCATCCCATGCAATTGCATTCTGGTATCCATTTTGGATATACGCCCGATCTTCAGCTTGCACGAAGAATGCGTGCATCATGCCGGGATCGTTACCTTCGATAAGTTTGTATGCGAATGCTCGGTTGTTTACTATCTTTAGAAAGTAGATAATCCCAGATACCGATAGCAACATTCCATCGCTCGTTCTGTAGTTAGTCGCACGATATGGATACGCACCTTGGAAGTTGCCACCAAGAATATCGTTAACGATAGTTTCAGATTCTCCGTTTCCAGCGATAATTGGGATATTCCGAATGCTCGGCCTTGTTCGATTGATTCCGCCTCGGAATGTCCTATTAACCGACTCTGCTACTACAGACTCAGGTAAATACGATGGATGAGTATCCGCGTCTTGCGCAATGATACTTGTGAACCCATCAAAGACTGATCCTTCTGCTGGCATTATGCGTTGACACTTTTAACTACAATAAATCTTAGGAATAACGCTTCAGCTAATGCTCCTGCTGTAATGTTCCGAATAGCAATAGTTGCGCTTCCGTCAAACATTACAAAGGCAGTAATTGCATATGCTCCAATAGTTCCTCCAGATATATGATTGACTAACAAAATGTCTTTGTCTAAAATAACAGAGTTAGAAAAAGTAAATGTTACAGTAGTATTTGCTGCAAGCGATGCGTTAGACGTTGCGATTTGTCCAGTAGGACGATTGAGTGTAACAGCAATTCCTTTTGATGAATTGTCTTGAACAAAAGTTCCACCAGCACCAGTGTCATATCCAATCTTCGATGAGTTGCCAGTAGCAAGAATTGTGCTGTTTGATGCAATCGTGCTATTCACAATCAATGGCCCAGTCATCGTGTCTCCAGCCTTATTTAGCTTTAGGGCATCAGCGGCATCAACGTATTGTTTAGTTGTCGCTTGAAGGCTTGTAGTTGGATTAGCTGCAAGAGTTACACTTGCCGCTGTTACTACTCCAGTTGTTGTAACGCTTGTTGCAGTAATTGCACCAGTGCTAACCGCTCCAGTAGTAGTCAATGGTTGGCTACCAAGATCAACTGGGCCAGATTGGAGAACGCTATTGAGTGTAGCAAACTCAAGCAGTCCGGTTGAATCTTTCCTTAAGACAGTTCCGCTTGCCCCATTTGTCCAAGTCAGATTGCCAGCACCATCCGTCTTCAAGACTTGTTGTGTAGCTGGACTCTGAATCGTCTTCTGACAAGCAGCAGAGTCTTCTACTACCAATCGTTTTCCATTAGCAGTTGTTTCAAGTGGTTCACACAACAACGGAAACTCCGTGTCGCATGGTGGGCATGGTGTGCAATAGCTCATGGTTCGTATTTTTCTTTCATATATGCGTTGCCTGTTCGCGTTGGAGGAATTATTGGTTCAATTACTTCTTCTTTTACCCAAGGAAGTGGAGTTGCTACGATTGGATTTTTTTGTGCGTTGATTCGCTCTTGAACGATACGCTCGTAATCTGCGAGTTTATCTCCAAGCGCATCTTTGACCCATTGAACAACATTATCTTCAGTTGTATTGCTGAGATCAATAAAATTACTTGGATCAGCAGGATTTAATTTTACCTCACCATAACAATTTGCTGTGAATTGGTCTTCTGTTCCTTCAACAAGGAACCCAACAACTTTAATCTCACCTTCAATATTAGAATTGCTGGTAAAGATTTGATTGATTTTGATTTCGTAATTCATAATTAAGTTGCTGGTGAAACATTGCTAACGCGAGCTACTGCCCAGTCTGTTCCAGAAACATGACCAGTTCCTGTAGTAAGCCTAATCCATCCAAGTATTATCATGTTATTCGCATCAATTGATGGAGTAGTATTTTTTACAAACCACCCACGATAATACCAACCGGAAGATGGAATTGATGCAGATGTATTAATAGTTGTATGAGTGACATTAAGATATGTTGCGCTTGTTGGATCACTGTCTTCAATAACATATACCCAATTGTTGTTTGTAAGTATAGTTCCAATTCCTTTATTGCCAATATTAAATCCAACTGCTACAGGTGATGAGCAATGAGCAATATTATCTGATATGTAATTTAATTGTGGACTATTAGAAGCAATCAATCGGCAGCAATTTTTAAATTTATTTCCGTGAATTTTTATTCCTTTTGACCAACCAAATTCTATTGCGGAAGGAAAGCTTTCTGAATCATATGTTCCATCAATATTAGAATTAGATGCAAGTCTATATGGATCACAATTAATAACATTATTGGATATTGTTATATCACGATTGTTATCTACCGAAGATGATGTATTAATAGAAATTCCAATATATTGACTATTGTATATTGAATTAGAATCAATAATAAAATTTTTAATATGTTTATTTGGTGAATCATTTGCATCCTCAAGAATTTGAGGTTCTATTGCAATTGCCCTATAGCAATCTTTAATTATGTTATTTGAAACATTTACATTTTCAAATTGTCCATAGAATGCAATTGTATTTGATGGCAATAAATCATTTTCTGGAACTGCATAATCGTAGTTGACACCTTGATAGTTTCTTTGCCCATAACCAAAATCAGAAAATGCAGCTACACCTGATCGTGTTACTGAAAAAGCATTCCCTTGAATAATTATATTTTGCGTCCTTGGCCCACTTTGATTATATGTATTAGATTGCGTGTAGTCCCTTGGAAGAATAAAACCTCCAGTTACAGAATCGTAATCCCCCGGAATTGTGTTGTTTGTAGATGCTGTTGATTTTGTATTTGAAAATATTGCTATACTTTGCGGTGCAAAATTACTTATCGTTGTTCCAAAACAAGAATCAGTAAATGAATTATTGCTAATTATTGTATCATATATTGGTCTAAATCCTTCACTTGTTCCAAATGATGGACTCACACTAATACCTCTCATTAGTGTAAATGTATTTCCTGTAATAATTGTTTTTCGACCACCAGAAACAAGTACACAAGCACCAGCACAATTAACTACTGTATTATTTGAAACAATAAATCTTTCTGCTTGTGGATTTGCTTTTGGAGGTGAAGTTCCACCAGTAAGATGCAACGCAATTGGATCATCTCCAGTTCTCAAAAATTTATTTCCAGTAACAAGACAATCAAGTGTATCTCTTGCTCTTACTCCATCTGCTGCAATGTTTTCAAAATGTGAATCAATGCATTTGAATGATCCGCAATAATGGAAATCCATTGCCATTGCTGCAATATTATAGAATTTGCAACTATTAATCAAAACTTCTGAGTAATAATCCAACCACATTGGATTGCCACGCCTTCCAGTTCTTGTTCCAAGCGATCCTTGAATTTGCAAATCTTGAAATATCAATGCTCCTTTTGCTGGGTTGTTTGTAACGTTACTAAATAAGTTGCCTTGTTGATCGGTTCCAGTTCCTTCCCAGTATTTCAAAATTGAAGAAGTATATCCATCGCCCTTAAATGTAAGATTACCAAGACCGGGATCAAGTTTAGCTGCATTAGATGTGTTTGGAAAATTGTAAACTCCTTTAGGGATATAAATTGTTCCTCCACCAGCAGCAAGGGCAACGTTGATTGCTGCTTGGAATGCAGTTTGGTTGTCAGTAACTCCGTCACCAACTGCACCGAAGTCTTTAACATTGACTGGATCAGTAACTCTATTCGCCAAAGAACGTGCAGTTGTGCTACCAGTTGCAAGAACAGTTGCACTTGATACGTCGCCAGACAAAACGCCTCCACTAATGTTTCCAGTCACATTCCCTACAAAGCTGTTTGCCGTCACTACGCCAGCGTTACTCACTGTCATCTGGTCAACGCCACCTACGCCGATAATTGCCTGTGTTCCGTCTGTGGATGCTTTAATGTTTGCGCTCATACGTGTGGGTGTTCTGATGTGTCTCTGCGAGCGTCAAATTCCAACGCTTGCTGTTCTTTGATTTGTTGATTGATGTAGGCAATCAATGGTGCTGCCATACGATATGGCAATTCTAACAATGCCGCATTTAATACCTGCAACTGCTGTTCGTTAAATTCGATTTTCATAACATTGAAAATGTATGTTTTGTTACTCCAGCATTTTTAAATAAAATTGAATTTGATGCAGTGTCATATTCCATTGTAATCGCCCCTCCAGCAGTAAGCGCGATTTGCTGCCCTGCTGCAATTCTGATTGCTTTATTCGTAATTGTTGCTGTTGTTGTATCAAGTCCAACAGCGTGAGTTCCATTTAAAAACACGCCAAATGTATTATTCCCATTTCCTTGAAATGCTGCATACGATGCGCTTTTAGCTAAAAAATCAGCAGAAACACAACCAATTGCTTCGTAACCAAAATTCCAAGTTCCATTTACTATAGAAGAATTTTGTGGAGCAACCCTTACTCCTGCTCTTGCTATTGGAGTTGTCCCACCGGAAACTCCTTTTCCAACAACAACATCAATGCCAACTCTATTATTATTTACATCTGCTCCGTTTGCAAATACATCAACTTCAATTCCAACAGTTCCAGATTTTCCAGTTCCATCTGTATTTGTTAAATCTCTTGCTTCAAAAACGCCACCCCATACTGGGCCAATATTTGCAACACGATTGCCTTGACCATATATTGCGACATTTTCTCCTGCATCAGCAGAGTTATTCAAAACAGAAACAATTCCCCATACAAAATCTGTAACATTTTTACTAACAGAAGCGTTTACATTTTGAATAGAAGAAACAAATCCCGGAGTTCCTCCAGAATAATTAAATGTTTTATTTATTTGAAATTCTGTAAATTCATTTGGCGTTGTGGTTGTTTTTGCCATCAACCTTCTATTGTTAAATGCTTGTTCAACATGACCAATTAAACTTATTGGAGAAGTGCCAGTTGAATTTAATGCTTCATTGCACATCCAAAAATAATCACTTTCATTTGTAATTGTTGCTTTTAGATAATTTCCAGATGGAACAAATATTGGATTACCTGTTCCAGCAACATTTGCAGCAGCTTGAAATGCAGCGGTATCGTCAACTAAGCCATTACCAACTGCTCCAAAGTCTTTCACATTAACCACGTCTGCAAATCGATTAACGAGCGAACGAGCGGTTGTGCTGCCAGTAGCCTTAACAAAACCATTGATATTCCCGCTTGCATCTACACTCAACACATCCTGCGTAGTTGCGCCTGCATTGCCCCGTGCCAGCTTAATCGTGCCGTCTGGTGACGATGGCACTGCCAGCGTAAAGTTCTGCGTTGCTGTCGGTGATTGTCCTACTTGGACTGCGTTTGCTTTGATGAGACTCATACGATTGTATAGGTGCTGCCTGCTGGCACTGTTAAAGTGACTCCGGGGTTTACTGTGATTGGGCCTGCTGACATTGCGTTGCGGTCAGTTGTGATCGTGTAGTCAGTTACCATTACTGAATCATTCTCGTAGAATACTCCGAAGGTATTTCCACCAGTTGGTGCTTTGCCACCCGTTGTGCCTCCAGCGGCTTCAACTGCGATGCGAGCATAGTAAGCTGCACGATTTACAATCTCATTCATTGCCGCCTCACTTGGGCCGCACGGATTGCATTTAGAACTTCTGGAATTTCCGCAACTCATATTGTTTATCGTTAACGATAGTTTAGTTTTAGTCAAGCGTTTTCCACAAGTAAATATGGAATTGTCTTTTGGTTGTATCTATTCATTTCCGAATAGACGAGGTTGATGAATCCATCCCATTGCGGCGGGTAGATAGTTTGGCATCCTTCAGATGAAGTCGATTTGTAACTACCCTTATGGATGTTGATAGCGATGCCCATATCGTCTCCAGTAATGTCTCGCGTAACAGGGAGTTCTTCTTTTGCGTTAGCAGGTCGCAACGCTGGATAGCCGCCTCCGGGTTTACTGATACCATGATTGCCTTTACGAAAGCGATGCACACCCGTCTTAAGAACCGCAATACCTTTCCTAAAAACAGAAGGATCGGTATTAGCGTTAAACGTAGCGTGAACAGAAGGAGATAATAATATGATTGCATCATCATAAATTCCCCTTTGATTTCCAGATGGCGCGAATGTTTCAGAGTAGTATCCTCTTATTCCTACCAGCGCAACGCGATCTTCAATCCCTGCACGGATAACCATTGCAAGGGTCTTTTCTTTCGCTTGCTGCGGTCTGGAGTTAGGAACCATTAGCCTTTACGGATAATATTGATTAACCCAACAAGGCCGAGTCCCGCGACAAGGATTGCTTCTTGGAGTTCTGGTTCGATCTTAACTCCTGCTGCCGTAGCGATCAGAATTAATCCGCGCCATGTAGAATTTT